ATTAGTTTCCCCCCAAAACGAATCGAAATCCCATGAAAACGACTGAGAAGCCCTCAGAAGGCTTAGGAAGCCCCTTAGAAGGCACGAACAGGGCTGAAACGGTTTTGGGTAGGGACACAGACCTACAAATCCCGCTAATCGGCGTACAAACCCCCCGAATTCACACGCCGTTGAATGATTTACCTTCACGCGGGGGTGAATTGATCGACTTAGCCAGCAGTCTTTCGATCGATCTTATGGAATGGCAAAAGTTTGCGCTGATTCACACGCACAAAGTCAAGGCTGACGGTCGCTGGGCTTCACCAGTCAACACGATCGTGGTCGCACGTCAGAATGGAAAATCATTCTTGCAGCTGATTCGAATTCTTGGCGGTCTTTTCTTATGGGACGAAAAACTGCAAATTGGTTCGGCGCACCGCTTGTCAACGTCCCTGGAACAATTCAGGGCAATGGTTCAAATGATTGACGGCAACGACAACCTGAGAAAACAGGTCAAGAAAATACGCTGGCAACATGGTGGCGAGGAAATCGAAACAATCACAGGCAATCGGTTCATTGTGCGTGCGGGCGGTTCGGCTGCCCGTGGTGTTTCACGACCTTCGACGATTCACCTGGACGAATTGCGTGAAATGACAGACATTGAAAGTTTTGCGTCGCTTCGTTATACCCTTATGGCTGCAACCAATCCAATGGTCATGGCGTACACAAACGCGGGTGATTCCAGCAGCGTCGTCTTGAACCAGTTTCGCGATCGTGCCCTGGCTTCCATTGCAGGGGTCGAAGACGACATTGGGTATTTTGAATGGTCAGCACCAACCGACGAAATCAGTGTGGAGAATGCACGGCACGCCAATCCTTCAATGGGCACGCTAATTCATGCGGACAACGTGCGAAGCGTTTTGAACGACCCGCCTGACGTGGTCATGACCGAAGTATTGTGCCGCTGGGTTGTTGCAATCAATAGCGCGGTGGACGCTGCCAGTTGGGGCAATTGCCTTGACAAAACGGCAGACCTTGATCTTGACAAACTCACCTGGTTGGCAATCGACCTTTCGCCTGATCGTCGCCATGCTTCATTGGTGGGCGCGCAAAAAATCGGCGGGGAACAATTCGTCGTGAAATTACTTCACACCTGGCAAAATGACTTGCAGTTGGACGACAAAGCAATTGCAAATGATCTTGCAGACTACGCCCGAAAGTATCCGACGGAATACGTGCTTTACAGTCGCAAGACCAGTGCAGCCGTAGCCGCGCGCCTTGCACCCGCTGGCATTCCTATTTTCGACATGGACGGCGTTTATCCGCAAGCCTGCGACGAAATGTTGTCAGCAATCAATTCGGGTCGTTTGAAACACCGTGGTCAGGCACAATTGTCTGAAGAAGTATTGGCAGCGGTGCAGTTGCGTCGTGGGGACGGCGGCTGGGTTATAGGAAGGCGTGCGTCACAATCGGTCGTTTGCGGCAGTGTGGCAGTCGCACTTGCGACACATTTTGCGACACGCCCAGAGAATGATCTTGACATCATGGTGGGTTGATCGTATAAGCCTGACACAATTTGCACATGGGATTTTTCGATCTATTCACGCCAAAGGTTTCGGCTGCCGTTCCAGTTGAAGCCACCAACGTGGACGCAGCTGCTATCGCGCCGTACTATTCAGAAGTAGGAAATTTATTCCTATTCGGCGGCGTGATAACGGCTTCGCGTGCCGAGGCAATGAGTGTTCCAACATGCGCACGCGCATTGGGAATCATTCAAACAATTGCGTCATTACCAATGCACACACGCAACGAAGCCACAGGCGAAAAGGTTTCACAACCGCGCGTGATCAATCAGCCTGACCCACGCATTCCAGGCGCAACGTTTTGGGCATGGATTATTTCAGATTTATTTTTCTTCCCTTCGGCTTATGCACTTGTCATGGACAGATACGCAGACACAGGCAAAATTCGTGCAATGGAACGCGTTGCACCTGAACGCGTAACCATTCAGACCAACGGAATGGGTTATGAAATTGTTTCGTACCAAATTGACGGTGCTTATGTTGACCCTGCGAACCTGGTTGTTTTCCAGGGTACGCAAGAAGGTTTGCTAAGTCGTGCAGGTCGTACGATTAAGGCAGCGGCTGCGCTTGAACGCGCTGCAATGAATTTTGCGGTTGAACCAATCCCACAAATGGTTTTGAAGTCAAATGGCACATCATTGCCAGCAGACCGTGTTTCAAAGTTACTGACTGCATGGCGTACGGCACGCGCTAACAAATCAACGGCGTTTTTGAATGCTGACGTGACACTTGAAACATTGGGCTATGACCCAAAGAATTTGCAGCTGAATGAAGCGCGCAATTACGTTGCGCTTGAATTATCGCGTGCATGCGGTTTGCCTGCGTACTTCACAGATTCGCAACAGTCCAGTTTTACTTATTCCAACGCCTTAGACAAAAGGCGCGACCTGGTCGATTTCGCTTTTAGAAATTTTATGTCGATCATTGAGCAAAGGTTATCTTTTGCGGATTTCACCCCAGCAGGAAATCGCGTGTCGTTTGATTTAGACGACTTCCTTCGTGGCAATCCTTACGAACGCGCGCAGGTTTATGAAATCTTGAATCGTATCGGCGCAATGTCGATCGACGAAATACGCGAGGAAGAAGACATGTTGCTATGAAAAAAGTAATCACACCAATGCAAATCACGGCGGCAGATTCAAACAGTCGCACAATCTCCGGGCGCATTGTTACATTTGAAGAAACTGGTAACGCTTCAATTGGCAAGGTTCAATTTGCTGCTGGCAGTATCGAACCGACTGCGGTTTTGCTGAATCTTGAACACGACCGTACACGTCGAATTGGCAAAACACTTTCAATTGAATCAAGCGAAAAGGGAATTGACGCGACTTTCAAAATCGCTGAAACAACCGCAGGCAATGACGCACTTGTCGAAGCGCAAGAAGGTTTGCGCGACGGATTCAGCGTTGAAGTTTCATTTGATGAATACGAAACACTTAAAGACGGCACGGTTCGCATTCTTATGGGTGAATTGACAGGCGTTGCGCTAACCAGTGAACCTGCAATTCGATCAGCCCGCGTTGAATCAGTCGCTGCAACAGAAGAAGAAATTTCAGATTCGACAATCGAACCTGAAGCACCACAACCAACAGAAGGAGAAGACGAAGTGGAAGACACCGTCAAAGACGCTGCAACCGCCGAAACGGTTGAAGCCGCCCAGTCAATCACCGCAACCGCAAACGCGGTTGGTGGTTGGAAAGCAACACCACGCATTGAAATCACTGCTGCGAAGTATCTTGAAAATAAGGTTCTTGCTGCAACAGGTGACGAAACTGCGCGTCAGTACGTTTTGGCAGCTGACAACACAACAGACAACGCAGGACTTGTTCCTACACGTCAGTTGTCAGAAGTTATCAACGGACTATCGACAACAATCCGCCCAAGCATTGACGCGATTTCTCGCGGCACATTGCCTGACGCTGGAATGACTTTTGAAATTCCAAAGATCACTGCTGCACCAACAGTTGCAATTGCTGCTGAAGACGCAATTTTTTCAGACACAGACCAGAACAGTGCGTTCTTGTCAGTGGACGTCAAGAAGTTTGCCGGACAACAAAAATTCAGCGTTGAACTTCTTACCAGAACGTCACCATTGTTCTACGACGAACTTCTTCGCAACATGGTTGCTGCAATGGCTAAGGCGCAAGACGCTTACGCAAACGCACAACTAGTCGCTGGCGCAACTGCTGACGGCACAACAATCACAACCTACCCAACAGCAGCTGAACTTCTTGGCGTTGTTGCACGCGGTTCAGCAAGCGTTTATGCAGCGACCGCAGGTCTTGCAAATCCATTTGCACGCAACATTCTCATGAACACTTCGCAGTGGAGCAACGTGATGTCACTAAACGACGGCGGGCGTCCAATTTATACGGCAACAAATCCAATGAACGCGGGCGGCGCAGTTTCACCGCAGTCATTGCGTGGAAACGTTGCAGGTCTTGATCTTTACGTCACTGCAAACACTGCTGCGACAACAGACACAGATGATTCAATTTTGATCATCAACCCTGACGCATTTACATGGTACGAAGGAACTTCATACCAGTTGCGTGCGGAATCAACTGCTGACGGTTCAATCACCGTTGGTGTTTATTCATTCGGCGCAGTTGCGACAAAGATCGCAGCAGGCGCGTTTGGTGTAAATAAGGGTTAATTCCCACAACTAATCATGCGGCGGGTTCTCCCGATCTCGCCGCAGCAGATCGAAAGGAAACGGACATGCCAGTCATTGTCACTGCGAGTCAATTGCGTACGGTGCTTGGCGTGTCCGTTTCACTTTATTCAGACAGTTACCTGGACGAAATCATCAATACCGCTGAAGCCGTGATTCTTCCAATGTTGGTTGCAAACACTTCAGCAATTGAGTCGTACAAACTTGAATCAAACGTTGCTTATTTTTACACGCAACGCAATCACCATTTTGTTGCAGGTCAATCGGTCATTGTGACTGGTCTGCCAGCACCGTTCACTGCAACCCACACCGTCGTGACCGCAACGCCTTATTCGTTCACCGCTGCATTGACTTCATCAAATGTCACATTGCGCGAGATCATTCCAACAGGCACGGCGACACTTCAGGGCTATTCAGCAGCTGACCTATACGCAACCAGCGCGCCAATCGAATCTGCAATCCTTGCCGTTTCAGTTGAAGTATTTCAATCACGTGTCGCGGCAGGCGGACAGATCGAGGGCGTAGATTTTGCTTCAACGCCTTATCGAATGGGTCGAAGCCTGACCAACCGCGTGTCCACGTTGCTTATGCCTTACCTGGACGTTGAAACGGTCGTTCAATAAGTGCCAGCCAACGCCGTTTCCGAAACACGTGCAGCCCTAGCAAACGCCTTCAGCGCGCTATCTGCCAACGTGTACCCGAGTGTCCCTGAAGCACCAATTCCACCTGCGATCGTGGTTGTTCCCGATTCGCCTTACATGGAAGTTGTGCTTATCGGTAAGTCAAAGACACAGGTCAAAATTAATTTTGCCATTTCGGCAATTGTTGCTTCAAATAGCAATGCAGGTTCGTTAGACAACCTGGAAAAACTCATCATAGGAATTCTTGCGGCAATGCCCGCAGGATACGTTGTTGGCGTTGTTGAAAAGCCGACAGTTTTGGAAGTAGGTCAAAGTCCAATGCTGGTGGCAGACATAAACGTTTCGACGTACTACACACAAACAACATAGGGGACAAAATGCCAACGACAATCATAACTGGTCGCGATTTAGTCGTGACCATTGCAACCGTTAACTACGACGCGCAGGCGACCAGCGCAACACTTGCGAATTCACCAACCGTCGAGACTTACCAAACACTAGACGGCAAGGCTTATAAGCACATTGACGACCAGTGGACTTTTGACATTTCAATGCTTGCTGACTGGGGCGCTTCGGGTTCATTATGTGAAGCACTATGGACTGCATGCGAGACTGCACCAAATACAACACTTGCAGTTTCATTGACTGCGGTAACTGGTGCGGTGTTTGCATTCAACGTCATGCCAGTATTTCCAGCAGTCGGCGGGTCAGCACCTGACGCACAAACAGTTGACCTATCATTCATAGTGGTGGGCACACCTTCAGAAACGTTCTAGTCACTAACAATCGGGAGAAAAATGAAACTACCAATAACAATTGAATACAACAACGGCGACCAAATCACCTACACGGCAGCACCGCCTGAATGGGTGAAGTGGGAAAAACAAACGGGTCACACCATTGCCCAGGCGCAGGAAAAGATCGGAATTTCCGATCTGGTATTCCTTGCCTATCACGCCATGAAGCGAGAAGCAGCTGGTAAGCCAGTTAAGCCAATCGAAGCATGGACGGAAACTATTTCCGAAGTGATCGTCGGTGAAGCAAACCCAAAAGTTACCCAGTCGGAAGCCTAAGTCGAATCGTTTGGGAGATAGCCCTGGCAACGGGGCTATCGCCAAATGAGTTTGAAAGTGCCGAAGACATTTTGACGGTCATTGAAATTTTGGAAAGGCGGGCAAATGGCTAAGGAATCAATTTCCTATGACAAAGCGGAATTGCGCGCCATTCTCAAATCCTTCAAAGCAATGGACGAACAAGCGACCAAACAAGCAAAAGAGCAAACGTCCGAACTTGCTGAGTACGTTCGCGGCAAGATTATTGATAGCGCAGGGCGGGCAAACAATCGCGCAGCGTCAAGAATTGCCCAGGGTTCGAAGGTTTCAAAATCGTCGAAGATCGGTGAAATTTCATTTGGTTTTGCTGCCCAAAAGTTAAGCGGCGGCGGTACGACGCAACAGGTTTGGGGCGGTTACGAATTCGGTTCAAATAAATACAAACAATTTCCAGTCTGGTCAGGTCGTGAAGGTCGCGGTTCTCGCGGTTGGTTTATTTACCCAACGCTACGAAGCGCACAACCTGAGATCATCAAAAAGTGGGAACAAGCGTTCTCCAAAATTGTGAAGGAGTATGACTAATGGCTGGCAGTCGTACCCTTAAACTTTCGATTCTTGGCGACGTTGACAATCTTAACAAATCGCTGAAAACCGCAGGCGGTGACGTTGATTCATTTGGCGACAAGATCGGCAAGGCTGGTGTAAAGATCGGCAAGGCGTTTGCCGCAGCTGCTGCCGCTGCTGGTGCCGCCGCAATCGCAATTGGTATTGAAGGCGTAAAGGCTGCCATTGCTGATGAAAAGGCACAAACACAATTGGCACTTGCGTTGGAGAATTCAACGGGTGCAACGAAAGCACAAATTGCAGCAACTGAACAAAGCATTCTTCAAATGTCATTGGCAACTGGTGTTGCTGACGACGAACTGCGCCCGGCACTTGGTCGCTTGGTTAGATCGACGGGCGACATTACAAAAGCGCAAGATTTACTTTCAACGGCGTTAGACATTTCAGCGGCGACGGGAAAACCTGTCGAAGCGATCGCCGTTTCGCTTTCCAAAGCATACGACGGCAACACCGCTGCCCTGGGTAAATTGGGCGTTGGCTTATCAACTGCCGAACTTAAAACAATGTCATTCGAGCAGGTGCAAGGTCGCCTTTCAGAATTGTTTGGTGGTGCAGCAGCCCGAAACGCTGACACTTATGCGGGCAAAATTGCACGCGTTCAGGTCGCATTCGACGAAGCGAAAGAAACCGTCGGCACGGCATTGCTTCCAATTCTTGACAAACTTTTGCAATTTATCAATCAAAACGCATTGCCAGCAATCAACGCATTTTCAAAAGCCTTCAGCCTGACCGACGGTGAAGGTTTTGGCAAGGTAATCACCGACGTTGGCACGACATTGAAAAAAACATTTACACCAATCATTGAAGGCGTAAAGTCGGTTTTTGATAGCGTCAAAACTGCGGTCATGAATAGCAAGGACGAATTCAAAGCATTTTGGGACGTAGTCAAATTCATTGCGCCGTTGGTCGGTAGGGCAATTGGCGATTCATTGAAAGTTGTCGGTGACATTGCTGAAATTGTTATCACAATCATTGGCAAGGTTTTGGGTGCGATCAAACCATTGCTGAACACTGCCATTGACGGAATCAATGCAATCATTAAGGGATACAATGCAGTGCAGTGGGGCAAGGACGTGCCGCTAATTCCGAAGATCGGTGGCGCTTCAACCGCGACGGGTGCGTTGGGTAATTTTTCAATGTCAACGGGTGGCGTTATGACGACCACGGGCGTGACCACTGGTGGCGGAACTACAACATCAACCAGCGGGGTCACAGGCGGTGGAAGCACTGGTCTAGTCACTAGCGGTGGGGGCAGTGCAACAGGTGGGGTTGCGACAGTTGCCAAAAAAGCAGCTGAAGCAATCACCAACATTGCAGGCGCATTCGATAACTTCACCAGTGGCACGACAACGCTTGCAGGAATTGAAGCGGCTTCAAGCCGTGGATTCCCATTTGGCACGTCAGGCGTTAACACCAACACACTTGCGGGAATTATGGCTGCGTCAGGCACAACCATAAACGTGAACGTCAGTGGCGCAATAGACGCAGAAGGTACTGCCCGAACAATCGTGAACACGTTGAACGACAGTTTCTATCGCGGTACGGGTGGCGCTGGTGCGCTAGTTGCGGTTTAACAATGACGCAATGGAATCCAATTTGGAAAGTCACAATCGACGGCACTGAATACACCAACGCGGTTTTGGCGAATCTAGTCATTCGCAGCGGTCGAACAAACATTTATGAGCAGGCGCAAGCGGGCTACACGAACATTCAATTGATCGACGTGAATCAAACTGCCATTCCCGTGCAGATCAATTCGACGATTTCAATTCAGGTCAAAGACACGTCGAACACATTTGTGCCGATCTTTGGCGGTAACGTTGTGGACATTGGTTTGGAAGTGCGTGACGTAGGTTCAACAATGTTTACGCAAACCTATAACATCACGGCATTAGGTGCATTGGCACGTTTGCCAAAAGCATTGACCGACGGCGTACTTTCAAAAGATTTTGACGGCGACCAGATTTATGAGATTCTTAGCGACGTTTTGTTCAATACCTGGGCGCAGGTTGCGGGTTCGGTTACATGGGGCGCATACACACCAGCGGGCACGACATGGGCAACGGCTGAAAACAACGGTTTGGGCGAAATTGACCGCCCTGGCAATTATGAATTGGCAAATAGATCGTCAAGCCGAACCGACGTGTATTCACTGGTTTCAGCGTTGGCGACTTCAGGCTTAGGTTATTTATACGAATCCCCAACTGGGGCAATCGGGTATGCGGACAGTACTCACCGCACCAATTACCTGGCTGCAAATGGCTATGTTGACCTTGACGCAAACCATGCACGTGCAGCTGGACTACGAATTCAGACGCGCGTTGGCGACGTTCGCAATTCATTAACAATCAAATACGGGTCAACCAGCAGCGCGGAAGTCAGCGCAACCGAACCAAATTCAATTGCCCAATACGGCACGCTTGCCCAGATCATTACGACAACATTAGAAAAATCAGCCGACGCAACTGATCAGGCAAATTTTTATTTGTCACTTCGTGCCCAACCTGAACCAATTTTCAGCGAAATTTCATTCGACCTGACCAACCCCGAAATTGACAATGGAGACCGTGACAACCTAATCAATGTTTTTATGGGCGAAGCCATTGCCTTGCAAAACCTACCGTTAAACATGGCTTCAGGCACGTTCCAGGGTTTCGTCGAAGGTTGGTCGTTTCAAGCCGCCTATAACCGTTTAAGCGTTACATTGTTGTTGTCGCCATTGGCTTATTCATTGCAGGCAATGCGTTGGAACGACGTTCCGATCACCGAAACATGGTCAAGCGTGTCGCCGACTTTAGACTGGGCAAATGCCACAATAGTGGCGTAGAAAAGGGGAAACACACATGGCAAATCCAACTACGAATTACGGTTTTGTTCTTCCGACGTCGAGCGACCTGGTTACGGACTTGCCAGCCGATTTTGACGTCGCATTGCAAGGCGTTGACACACGACTGAAGGCACTGCAACCAGGCACAACACTTGGTGACGTTGCTTATTCGTCAGCCACTGCCAACACGAACACGCGTTTGGGTATTGGTTCAACTGGTCAGGTTTTGACGGTTACAGGCGGCGTCCCAGCCTGGGAAACACCAACGGGAAGCATGACGTTATTGAACGCAGGTGGAACAACACTTTCAGGTGCTTCAACTGCAGTTTCGTTCACTTCAACTGGATACACAGGTTTGAAAATTATTTTGAAAGATGTTTACGTTACCGTTGACGCAATTGCTTATTTCACATTGAATAATGACGGCGCAAGCAATTATTCATTTGCAATTGTTCGTGGTGCTGGTTCAGTCACACGGGAAAGCAATCCAGCGTTTGGGGCTTACTATTATTTGT